CTGTTGGTAGTAATCCACCTATATTGCAATCAAGTAATGAATCAATAGAAATATCTAAATTACATCCTAAATCTGTATATAGATATATTGATGAGGGTACAGCTAATGTTTACGGTTCTATAATTGGTTTTAGACCACAACACAAATCACGAGTTGAAGATACACCAATGAAAACTATTGTCGCACGTGAGTTTGGTGTTGATGTCCAGGAAACTAATCCTGATATGTCATATAAACCTTGGAGAGCGGCTGCATTGGATCTTTGTAATATTCCCAATAATATTGACACTTCAGTGGTTGATGCTTGTGTAGATAATTTTGCTAGAGATATTATCTCTCAATTGAGTAATAGAGATAAAGCCAATTTACACATATATGATCAATTTACTAGTATTAATGGTGCAGAAGGGGTTAGATTTGTTGATAAAATAAATCGAAATACCTCTGCGGGTTTCCCCTTTAAGAAGAGTAAAAAATATTATATTGAGAGTATTCCAGCACAACATGGATTAGCAGATCCTGTTGAAATTAATAAGGAGATTCAAAGTCAGGTGGATGAGATGAAGATGCGTTTAAAGAATTATGAAATATCAGGATGTGTTTTTAATGCTCATCTTAAAGATGAACCGGTTACTTTAAAAAAGAAATCCATTGGTAAAACAAGAGTTTTTTCCGGTGCTAACTTTCCTTGGACTATTATTATGAGGCAATATTTGTTATCTTTCGTTCGTGTACTGCAAACGAACAATTTATTATTTGAGGCGGCAATAGGTGTAAATCATTTTTCAAATGAATGGGAAAATTTTTACATATATCTCACTAAATTTGGTGAAAGTAAATGCATAGCTGGGGACTATAGCAAATTTGATAAAAGAATGGCTCCCACTTTTATCCTAGCAGCTTTTGATTTTATATCCAAAGTCTTGCAAAGCAGTGGTAATTATGACAAGGATGATTTAGATATTATTAGATGTCTAGCTTATGATGTTGCCTTTGCATATCAAGATTTCAACGGAGATTTAGTTCAATTTTTTGGTGGTAACCCGTCAGGTCATTCGCTAACAGTTATCATTAATGGTATAGTTAATAGTTTGTATATGAGATATGCATACTACAACTTAAACCCAGATAAAGAGATAAATACTTTTAAAAAGAATGTTAACTTATTGACTTATGGTGATGATAATATCGCTAATATTAGTGATAAGATCAATTGGTTTAATCATACTGCAATAGGCGAAGAATTAGCGAAAATAGGTGTTGTATATACGATGGCAGATAAAGAAGCTGTTAGTGTACCTTATATTTCCATTAAGAATTGTTCCTTTTTGAAGAGAACTTGGCGATATAATAGTGAAATAGATGCATATTTAGCTCCTTTGGAACACGATTCCATAGAGAAGATGTTAATGGTATGGGTTCAATCTAAATCTATTTCCCGTGAGGAACAATGTATTAATGTTATCACATCAG